GGAGAAAGTAATGACTAAAGTCGCACTAGCTAGAAAGTATGAAATGACTAGAAAGCTATCGGCAATAGAAAAAACAGTAGCAACTGTAGTTATTGAAAGAAGAAGAGCTTTATCCCAATTAGTAAAACTGAAAAATTACGCAACTATGCAGGAGTGTAATTTTCGAGATAAGCAACTTAAAAAGCTTATAGGAGAGAGAAATGGCTAGAACAGGCGGTTTTTTAAGCGGACCTACTGGTGTTCATAACACACAGAAGATTCGTAAACATAGACTCAATAGAGGAGTTACAAGAGACATGAACGCAGCAGCTGGAACTTTAGTAAATACTAAAGATGCTTACAGTGTTGGTGGACTCAGATATGGTGCCAGACCTAAACCAATAGGCCCAAGATTTGGTAAAACAACTAATCCAAGAGGTGCTAGATTTAGCAAAAAAGGTGCAGGCAGAATATTACCAAGAAGAGGTAGATAATGAAAGCAGTAATCAGAGACGGAAAACTAGTACTAAAAGGTGGTCACACTGATGCTGCTTCTGCTATAAATAGTTGTAAGACTATTATGTCACATTGTCAGATGATACTTGATAATATTGATGAAAATGCAGAAATGATGCCCACTTGGTGGACAAACAAATTAGCAGTTTCAGAACACGAAGTAGTACAAGCCGCTAACGCTTTAGTTAACGGATTGGATGACGATCATGGCACTGACAGCGAGTGAGAAAGCTAGATTAAAAAGGGCAGGACTTACTGGATTAAATAAACCAAAAAGAACTCCCAACCACAAAACTAAGAAAGCTGTTGTAGCTGTAAGAGTTGGTGGTAAAGTAAAGATAATTAGATTTGGTGCGCAAGGCATGGGTCATAATTATAGTCCAGAAGCAAGAAGAAGTTTCAAAGCAAGACATGCTAAGAATATTCGTAAGGGTAAATCTTCAGCAGCTTACTGGGCGAATAAAGTCTTCTGGGCAGGTAAAGGTGGTTCTAAGAAAAGACCTCCTAAATCTCAGAAGCATGTTAAAGGTATAAGAAGAAGGAGAAGATAATGGATGTACCAAAGATGGATGGAAGAAAAGCATGGTTAGATGAAAGTCAAGTACATGCTGGAAACTTTTTAACAAAAATGATGCAAGTAGAGACACAACGAAAGCTCTCTAATGCAGAAACGCATCTTAAACACATATCCGCCTCCTTCATTTACCTTTATGATAGAGCAATGCAAGCAGGGTTACTAGACGACCCTGATGAACTTTTAGAATTTTTAGACGAGACAATCCATTGATAACAATTAGTAGAAAGGATGTCCTTAGTGAATCACTGATGGCATTTGATGAAAGAAAGTTTATAAAACTACCTATTGATAGTTATATGGAACTTCTAGGCGTTGAGCCTAATACTTCACAAACAGCATTAATCAATGCTATAAACAATCCCAAGTATCGTTTTGTATGCGCTGCAGTGTCTCGTAGGCAGGGTAAAACATACATTGCAAATATAATAGGTCAATTAGTTACTTTAGTGCCAGGCTCTAATGTACTACTAATGTCACCAAACTACTCACTTTCACAAATTTCATTCGACTTACAAAGACAACTGATAAAGCATTTTGATTTGGAAGTTACAAGAGATAATGCGAAAGATAAAGTTATAGAACTATCAAATGGTTCAACAATCCGTATGGGTTCTGTTAATCAGGTAGACTCTGTAGTTGGTAGAAGTTATGATTTAATTATCTTTGACGAGGCCGCACTAGTAGATGGTAGAGATGCCTTTAATGTTGCACTTCGTCCTACACTAGATAAGGAAAACTCAAAAGCACTCTTTATATCTACTCCAAGGGGTAGAAATAACTGGTTTGCAGAGTTTTGGCACAGAGGTTTCTCAGATGAATACCCTGAGTGGGCTTCTATTCGTGCTACTTATCACGAAAATCCACGACTTTCTGAAACTGACATAGCAGAAGCAAAGAAAACAATGTCAGAGGCTGAGTTCAACCAAGAGTATATGGCAGACTTCAATGTCTTTGAAGGACAGGTATGGGCATTTAATCATGAAGAATGTATAGCAGATTTATCTGAACTAGAAGTAGGAAGAATGGATGTATTCGCAGGGATGGACGTAGGTTACAAAGACCCAACAGCTTTCTGTGTTATTGCGTATGACTGGGATAGTCAGAAGTTTTACTTACTTGATGAATACTTAAACTCAGAAAGAACAACAGAGCAGCATGCTATGGAAATTCGTAAACTTATCGATAAATGGAATATTGATTATATTTACATTGATTCTGCAGCACAGCAAACTCGTTTTGATTTTGCACAAAATTATGATATCACTACTATTAATGCCAAAAAATCAGTATTAGACGGAATAGGGCATGTAGGTGGAATAGTTGACAATGATAAACTCATTGTACATCAATCATGTAAGGAATCATTGCTCTGTTTAGATCAATACCAGTGGGATCCTAATCCGAACTTATTAAAAGAAAAGCCGAAACATAACTATGCATCCCACATGGCCGATGCGATTCGTTACGCGTTGTATTCGTTTGAAACAAGCGCCACTACATTCTAATTATACCTATCAAAAATAGTTCTTGACATGAG